GGCTTTAATTAAATGAAACCTCAATTATCATTATTCGACAATAGCAATTGCACCCAGTGTAATAAGGAAATAAAACAAGGGTATGTGTATTGTGAAAAATGTGCAAAAAAATGGGTGAATAAATATTTGAATGTTAAACAACTTGAAAAGGAAAAGTAATGCACCTGGATAAACTTGCATAAACTTGTATTTGGTTTTATTCAATATTTGTTTATCTTTGGGTATCATAGTTGCGTTATGATGAAGTGAAAAGCATTTAGGGTTAAGTGTTATCTTAATCAAAATTAAGTCCTTGTAACGCAACTGCAAGGGCTTTTTTTTGGCTCAAAATAAACAAGCTTACCGCTGTTATGCTTTGACAGCCCAACCGATTGAAATAGCAAGGTAATTGCCTTTGTGTAATAGCATAGGGCAAGGATAAAATAAACGCTTTAAATGTTGTGCTAGGATGGGTACATTTTCCAGCAACAGCCTAAACGATGAAACGAAACGAAACGACGAATGATTAAGGGTAGAAATAGTACTTTCTTACTAGGGGGTAAGGGGGTACATTTCTTTCTACCTTACAACTCACTCACTCACTCGGAATGATTAATAAATTAAAAAATATTATATTTGATTAAAATCAGCAACATGAAAGAGTTTAAAGAAATGGTCGAAAAGGTCAAAATAAGCACTGTTATACCTAATAAGGATAATCCAAGGGTATTAAAGGATGACAAGTTTAAAAAGCTTGTAAAGTCAATTAAGGAGTTTCCCGAAATGCTAGAAATTAGACCAATCGTAGTAAATAGTGAAATGATTGTCCTGGGGGGAAATATGAGGCTGGAAGCTTGCAAAAAAGCAGGGGTCAAGGAAGTGACTATTTTAAAAGCTGAACATTTGACCGAGGAACAGCAAAAGGAGTTTATTATTAAAGATAATATAGGATTTGGGGAATGGGACTGGGATGTATTAGCGAATGAATGGGATAGCGAAAAGGTTGAGGAATGGGGGTTGGATTTGCCTGATTGGGAAGTGGAAGAACTGGAAGCCGAAGAGGATGAATTTGACGTTCCTGATGGAGGGATTGAAACTGATATTGTTGTGGGGGATTTGTTTGAAATTGGAGAGCATAGGTTGTTGTGTGGGGATAGTACGGATAGTGATGCGGTTGGTAAGTTGATGAAAGGAGAAAAGGCTGATATGGTTTTTACTGATCCACCTTATAATATAGGTTTTGAAGGCAGTATGGCAAACAAAATGGTAGACGGCAAAAAAGCACCAGCAGACAGTGCCAACCAGAAACACGACTCAATTAATAACGACAAAATGTCAAGAGAAGATTTTTATAATTTTATTACAGACGTTCTAAAAGAAATAAAAATAAACTGTTCAGGGGCTTACTATATTTGCTTTGGAAGTCAAACTATTAACCAATTGTTACAGCCGTTTTTAGACTTAGGAATGGAATATAAAAGCATAATTATTTGGATGAAAAACCAAGCAATTTTCAGCGGTAAAGACTTTAAAAGTAGATATGAGCCAATTGTTTATGGTAGGTTCAACGATGGTTTTTATGGTGACAGGTTCAACGAAGAAGATATTTGGGAGTTTGCAAGAACACAAAAAAACGACCTTCACCCAACCATGAAACCTATTCCGCTTATTGAAAACGCTTTAAAGTATAGCAGTAAAACAAAAATGAAAGTTCTTGATTTGTTCTTAGGTTCAGGCTCAACAATGGTAGCTTCACACCAACTTAAAAGAAAGTGTTACGGCATGGAATTAGACCCTAAATACTGTCAAGTGATAGTGGACAGAATGTTAAAACTTGATCCTACATTAGAGGTTAAAAGAAACGGGGTTAAATATGAACCTAAACCAGTTGAGTAATGGCATACGATAAAAAGAAAATATTTGAACAAGCACAGGAGCAAATTAAAAAGAACAACCTTTTTTTTATTGAGGATATTGTTGCATTTATTCCAATTAGTAAGCCAACGTTTTATGATTACTTCCCTATTGATTCTAACGAATTTAACACCCTAAAAGGATTGCTCAATGAAAACAGGGTTAAAACAAAATCAGCGATTAGATCAAAGTTATTCAAGGGAAATAAAGCAGCGGAATTATTAGCACTTTACAAGCTTATTTGCACCGATGAAGAGAGGGACGCTTTATCAATGCAAAGAGTTGATCACACGAGCAAAGGGCAAGCGATACAAAGCCAATTCATAGTTGCTAACAAAGAACAAGCAGAAGAAATAAACGACTTTTTGGAGGACGTTAAAAAAGATGCGAATAAGTAATACCTTCGTGCAAACCATGAGAGCCTATAAAGAGGGCTTTAGGTTTATAATTAACAAGGGCGGTTCCAGGAGTTCCAAAACTTATAGCACCCTGCAATTGCTTTATTTACTTGCTAAGAACGCACCAAAAAAAAGGATCATTCATGTAGTTAGTTACTCAACCCCACATTTACGGGATGGAGCCATAACCGATTTTGAGGACATTATACAAAATGAAGGAGAGGACTTAGAACAAGTAAGACTTAAAAACCCTTATACATTTACAATAGGGAAAAGCATTATTAAATTCATAGGTATTGACAGGGTTGGCAAAGCATTAGGAGGGCAAAAGGATATACTGTTTATTAATGAGGCTAATAACATGAAGTGGAAAGTTGTGCACCAGCTTATTCAAAGGACCACAGAAACAGTATTTATTGATTATAACCCCAGCGTTGAGTTTTGGATAGATACGGAAGGAATTAGCACAAGGGATAATGCAACAGTGTTAAGCTCAACTTTTCTGGATAATGTAGAAAACCTAACCCAGTCACAAATAACAGAATTTAAGGAAGGGAAAAAACGGCATGATAAAGAAGTAAAAGAGGGTTTGCAGGGGCATTGGTTTAATTGGTGGCGTGTTTATGGTTTGGGGCTCGATGGTGTTGTTGAAGGGGCTATATTTAATAACTGGTCCATAGGTGAATTTGATGAACAATTACCCGTTATGTACGGAATGGATTTTGGTTTTAAAGATCCTTTTGTATGTATAAAGGTTGCGTTTGATGCTAAGAAGAAATTGATTTATATCCATGAAGAAATATACAAGCCAAAGTTAAGCCCCTCACAAATAGTTGAATTATTAGAAACTAAAATACCTAACAAGGATAGTTTAATAATTGCAGACAGTGCAGACCCAACGCAAATAATGGGCATTAAATCGGCTGGTTTTAACATACTAGGACTAGGAAAGGAAAAAATAGCGGTTGGAATAAGGCATTTGCAAAACTGGGAGTTTATAGTCACTGAGACAAGCTCAAATGTAATCAATGAACTACGGAACTATGTTTGGCTAGATAAGCGAGGAGAAGTGCCAATAGACGATAATAATCATAGTTTAGATTCCCTGCGATATACTGAAAAATATTATAGGTACAAAAATTCTTAAAAAAATGTGCTACTTTTATAGGCATGAACATTTTTGACAAGAAAACAAAAACGCCAGAATTTTGGAACGTCCTTACTGGTTATAATTTCAATAGAGCAACAGCAAAAGAAATAGTACAAGAAGGGTTTGTAGGGAATGAACTTGTTTATGCTTGTGTTTCTTCACTTGCTAAAGCTTGTGCAACTACACCTTTAAAGCTTATGAACGGTGACAATGTTGTACCAGATACCGACCCAATTTACCAAATGTTTTATGATCAGTGGAACAGTAAACAAGGGAAAACCGAGGCAATGTACCAACTGTTTGTTAACTTATTCCTTCATGGTAAAGCTTACACCCTTAAAAAAAGCCCCATCGTAGGGTTTGAAACGAATGAACTTTGGGTATTACCAACACAAGAAGTAATGCCATCACAAGAAATTGTTAGCTATTTTGAAGATCCAGCATACTACACGTTTACAGATAGAAGTAAGCTGTATAAGTATTTCAGTGAAGAACTGATAATAATGGAATTTTACGACCCTTCAAAGCTTCAAGATGAACAACTAGGGTTGAGCCCAATACAGGGCGTGTGGGAGGTTGTACAGGCTTCAAATAATAGGGCAAACGCTGAAAAGTCTTTATTAAAAAACAGGGGTATCAGTGGCTTTATTAGTCCTAAGGCTTCCAGCGGTGACAGTGGGGCAATTGGTTTTACTAATAATGTTCTAAAGTATGTTAGGGAATCATTTTCAAAGCTTTCAGGCGGTGCAGAAAAGTTTAATAAAGTTGAGGTAATCGAAACAGCTTCCGACTTTACCCAATTGGGAATGGATGCTAACGACATGAAAGTAATTGAAATGCAGTTACCACATGTTAGGTCAGTTTGCAGGGCTTTAAATTTACCTTCTCAATTGTTTGGCGACTTCCAAAGCAACACCTATTCCAATTACAAGGAAGCAAATAGGGCAATGTACACAAACGCAGTGCTCCCAAATGTTAAGCACTTTGTGAACCAATTTGAAAAGGATTTGTTTAATAACATTAACGCTATTACAGGGCAAAACTATTACCTAAGAATAGCAACAGAAGAAATTGAGCAATTAAACAGAACAACAATGGACATTTTAAAAGAGTTGCCAAACAATATTACCGCAGCCTTATTACAGGAAATGACACCAGAAGAAAAAAGAGAATTAATTACAACTTTGGGACTAGATGGAAAAGGTTAAGGAAATAAAAGGCAATAAATTAGAGGACATTAAAAAAATGTTAGAAGCCAAACAAAAGAAAGCTAACGATAAAAAAATAGTAAAGAAATGAGCGACAAAAGAACCTCCAGCATTAAGCAAGTAACAAGGGATAAAAAAGCAGCGTTGACCCTTAAAAAAGCAGCTATTAAATACACTGATAGCCCAGAATTAACCCCAATAGCCCAAACGGTAAAGGAGGGGGAACAAAACAAGGCGTTAATTGAAAGGAATTTACCCTTGGACACTGATACAAGCGTTTACAGAACCTTAATAGCCAATACTTATAACTATATGGATTCGCACGATGATGTTCACCTAAACAACGTATTTAAAAAGTCATTAGAGGAAACTAAAAAGGTGTTTTTGTTGCATGATCACAAATTTGAGGTAACAGCCCAGATTGGAACCATAATGAAAGCATACGAGCAGGAAGGAAGGTTTTTGTATTACGGTTATAATTCCCCACTTGATACGCAAGCCCTTTTATTAGACGTAGAAATAGACAAGGCAAAGAATGAATTAGTTTACGAGGAATACAAAGCGGATCAGATCAACCAACATAGTGTTGGAATGTACTATGTTAAAATTGATTTAGCGATTGACAATCCAGATGATAAAGAAGCTTATGCACTTTACAGAAAATACTTACCACAAATTGGGAATGCTGACGAAGTGGAAAAGCAAGGGTATTTTTTCGCAGTGGCAGAGGCTAAAATAAAGGAAACCAGTGCAGTTTTGTTAGGTTCAAACCCATTAACGGGAGTTTTTGACAACAATAAAAGCATTAAAAATGTCGATGAAATGCAAAAAATGTTCGATTATTTAGCAAAAAACATCGATAATAAAGAAATTTTTAACAATATTTGTAAGCAGTACGTTGACACTTTTAGCAAAAACCAGCCGTTGAAAGACACTGAACAAGCAAAAAAGCCGTCATTTTACGAACTAATGAGTAAATAAGTAATAATTAAAATTTAAAAAAAATGAAATTTAAAGAATTTTTAGCATCAAAAAGCATTGAAGACATTTCTAAGCTAGATGCAGAAGCACAAGCGGGATTGTACAATGAGTATAACGAGGCATCAAAAAAGGAAATTGAATCAGCTATGGAGGCAAAAGCTTCCAAGGAAGAAGTTGAAGCAATGAAAGCTGAATTAAGCCAAACAATGACTAAGCAATTTGTTGCTTTGCAAACTGTTTTGAAGGACCAAGGAATTTTGATGAAAAAACTTACTAGAGAAGAAGTAGCAGCTAA